ATGAATGCCGCCGCGCCCCGTCATGGGACGATTTCCGATTTTCTCGCGCTGACAGACGGCTTGTCCATCGCCCGCGTCGCAGAAATCCTCCGCTGCTGCACGCGCACGATCCGAAATTACGTCGCCGGCCGCTCGCCGATCCCGTGGCACCGCGTCGAGCTGCTGCGCATGATCGCACTGGAATCCAATCGGGCCGCCACGGGCGCGAGCGCGTCAGCGTCTGCTCCCGCCGTCCCAGAATCGCCCGTAGTCGCCAACCTTGAGCCCGATCCGGCGGCGCCTGACGTTCCGCCGGACGAGCTGCTCGCATGGGTCGGCGTGCACGCGTCGCATTACCTGTCAAGCCAACGCAGCTTTGCGTACTACGTGCGCGGCTGGAACGTCGTCGACAAGATTCGGCGAGCCAAGCGCGAAGGCACCTTCGCGGCCGTTCTCGCGCAATGGCGTGTCCTGGCCATCGAACTTCCTCGCATGTGGCGCAGCGGCCCGTTGTGGACTGGCGTCGGGCCACCGGCCTACCGCACCAGAGAAAGCGGGTCATAACGTTTGTGCTACCCTCGATTCTTTCATTTTTACAACAAAAGGATCGAATATGGCCTTTCCCGGGGTACGTCGCGCGAGCAGCGCGATTGCTGCTGCGCTCTTCACATTGGCCGCCGCCTCGCACGTCGTCGCCAGCGAAGCAGCGCAGCAGACCGGCATCGTTCGTGCGCCCGTGAGCGCAGACGAAGCCCGTTTTCTAGCTGACCAAACCTGCCTTGATGAAAGCGAATGCTACGGGCCGAAGCGCTTCCAGCGCTACATTTTCAAGCGCTACCCCGATATATCGAAAATCACGTATAAGGCGTTGCCTGCCGATGCAAGCGATCCTGATACGATCGCGTTACGAAAGGAACAGTTCTACCAAAGTTTGTATTTTTCAAAGCAAATACAGCTCGCAAACGGGCAGAGTCTTTTTGATTTTATGCGCTTATGCAGTCGTGGTTTTACTGCACTAGACGCAGCAGAAGTCGCCTACGATGACAAAGCCAAAGCTTCATATTTCGCATTGCAGTACTTCCCAACGCTACGCCGCGTCGACTCCGGTAAGCCGGTTGAGCTACAGATTTTGTTGGAACGTCGAGGGGACAAGCTGATACCGGGCAGTGCGTTCTTCACATCGAATGCACTCCAATATTCGGATTTTCTGAAACGGCACAACGTGACTTGCTGGAAAGCCGCCGAGTAACCTGCCCCGAAAGCCCGCGCAAGCGGGCTTTTTTCATTACTGCCGGCCCACCTTCGCGCGCTTGGTAGAATCCGCCTGCAATCATCCGAACAACATCGAGAGAGACCGAGGCGTAGCACGGCCGGGGTTCATCTATTCCGAGGATTTGAAACGAATGCTGCGAAAAATTGCGGTCATCGGCGATGCGCTGTCGAGCGGCGGTAAGATCCTTCCGCACGGCGGGCCGCCGATCACCATGAACGGGCATCAGGTCGCGCTAATTGGCGGCCCGGCTTTCTGTGCCGCCTGCAAGGCGACGGGAGTCATCGCGAAATCTGGCGGCCCGTACCGGATGAGCATGTCAGGCGAAGCCGCGCTCGATCAGGACATCGTGATATGTGGATGCCCGAAGCCGCCGAAGATCATTGCGACACTCAGCGGCGAATCGTGGTGCGACGACATGGTCGAGGGGCACGGCAAGGTGGTTTCGAGCCTGACCGCCGCCGGCGGCGTCGCGTCGGTCAAGAAAGGCGCATACGACGAGCAAGTCAAGGCGACCGAGCACCAAGCCGAAGGCTTGCCCTACTACATCGAAACCGCCGACGGTCGCGTGCACTTCGGCCGGCTCGACGCGAACGGCACATTGCCGCGCGTCTATACCGGTGACGATCCGGGCGCCTACACCGTTCATTGGGGCGACGATGCGATCGCCAAGCACCACGGGGAATAATCGATGCCGCACACCAAACCGACCAAGGTCGACACGAACACGAAGACCGGCTCGCAGAAGGAAGTCCCGGTAACCGCAATCACATTCAAAGAACTTTGGGATAACTACCCATCCGGCAACCCTTACGACAATCCGGAATACACCAACCAATGCGCCATTCGCATCAGCGTCATGCTGCATCGCGTCGGCGTTGGCATGAAGTCGTTTTCGCAGAAAACGGTTAAGCCCATGTCCGGCTCATCGACCATTGGCCGAATCATCCTCGACGGCAAGCCGACCGCCACGCGCGCCGATGAACTCGGCGAATGGTTGCAGCTTCAGCCCTTCGCAGGTTTGCCGAAAGCCGAGAACATCACGGGGGCCGATTGGGAATCGAAGGTGAAGGGGCGCACAGGCATTATCCAGTTCTCACGCTATTGGACACGATCAGGCGAATCCACGGGGAACGCGAGCGGCGGCCACATCGACCTCTGGAACGGCTCGCGCCTGACTGTCAGCAGTGCGCCCGACGCCGTTGCGACGTATAGCCGTGTGCTCGGCCTCCATTCGCTTTTCCCTGGCACGTCATTCGGCTGGTCCGACCTCCGGAATTCAAAGCAAATCCTCTTTTGGGAAATCAAATGATGCGGCGCATCTTAGGGACGATCGGATTCGCTATCGTGGGCCTCGTCAGCGTAGTCGTGTGGGCTGCCATCGACAGCCACCTGTGTGCGACGTTCGCTCGCTTGTGCACACCGCCGCCCGGCGAATGTGGCGGCGGCGTCGACGCATGTGCGGCGACCACGCACGCAACCATCGACTTGTTCGCCTATATGTTCGGGCCGCCTATCCTGTTTGCCGTGCTCGGGTTCTATCTGCTCGCGCATCGCCGACCGCTGCCCGTGATCGCCGGGTATCTCGCGTGCGCGATCGCCGCGCACTGGCTCGTGACGTTCGTCGGCGTCCGCATTCTGCACGTTTAGGGACGTTAGCGACCCGTGCGCCGGAAGTGTGAGCGATGCCGATCCGTCGTCGGATCGTTGCGCACCTCCAGTTCGAGTGCGGACGTGAATCCGCCCTCGCCGATCGTATGCGTCACCGACTTGACGAGCCACGGCGTTTGATCGATATCCGGCTTGAAGCCCGCTACCGTGACCGGCATTTCAGGAAACAGCTCGGCGCGGCCGAGCGCGAGTGCATAAGACATGGTCGCCTGACTGCGGTTGACGCGGGCCAGCTCAGCCTGTGCGGCCGCTCGCGCTTCGGCTTCCGTCGCATAGTCCTCCGGCAACACCTTCACATTCTTGTTGTTGTCGCCGCCCACGATGACCGACTTTCGCTTGCCTTTCGCGTTCGAATGGTAATGCGCGCGCACGGCCTGATAACTCTCGCGCTCCGCGACGTGGTAGCGATGCTGGTCACCGGATTGGCGCGTCAGGTTGAGCACGGCGAGCGCGTTACCGCTGACCGTCTTGCCCGAACCGATCGGCATGAACAACAGATTCAGATCCTTGACGTTCATGACGGCGTCGTATCGCTTCGCCAGTCGCGTGAGAAATGACAAATCGCTTTCGTGCGTCTGGTCGATGTGTGCGATCCGGATTTTGCCGATGGTCGCCTCGACCTTTGCCGTCAGAGAGTGTCGGCCGGCGATCGTCTTCACGATATCGGCGATCGTTACGCCATGCCAACTTTTCTCCCGCCGCTGGTGCATGGTGTTCGTCATCGAGGCCGATTTGGCGCGGATCGTCAACACGTCTGGCGCGCCGCTGTGTTCGATCTCGTCGACCGTGAATGTCCCTTTGCTCGTGAGGGGTTCGCCAACCCATCCGATCGACAGTTTGATATCGGCGCCGCGCTTCGGGATATCGAATGCACCTTTCGAATCGTCGAGGACGATGTCGAGCATATCGGGTTCTTCCGAGCGCGATTCGGAGAGCGTCAGGCTGATGAGATTCGGCGCGAACAGGCGCGAGATGTCGCGACCGGCGAGCGTGATGCGATAGTCGGCCTGGGGTTGCTTGCGCACGATCGGCGCTTTCTGATCGATCATAAGACCTTCTTTGCCTTGTCGAGCACAATCGAAACGACGCTGCCTACCGGATCGCCGTTTATCGCCGATATCTGTTTGGCGGCCTTCACTGCCGCGTCAAGGCTGATCCCGCTCGCTGTCGACAAGCCCTTGGCGGCTGCGGCCGCAGCTTCCGGGGCGAGCTTGGCAACAACGCCAATTGCCGCCGCCTTGATCGAATTGATCGACAGGTTCCTGACGTTGTTGACGACAGTCGACGCGACCTTCACAACCTCTTTCACGTCGTTCACCGCCTGCTTGGCCGCCTTGAGCGTATCTTTGCCGTCGCCCTTCGTTGACGCCAGCGTTTCATCGGCTACGCGCTTCAACGTCAGGTTGAATTCGATTTTGCGTGCGACGCCTTCAGGCGTGTGATAGCTGGCGGACTCGTTCAGGCTTTCGATAACGTATGCACCGTAGACCGTGCCAACGCCGTCGACGAGCACATACGCGTTTCCAACGTCGCCCATCTTTGCCAGTTTTTCGAGCGATGCGGCCGTGCCAATGTCGTTGTCGGCCGCAACCATGCCGTTGAGGGTGATCGTGTCATCGCCGGCGCCGGTGAACTGGCTGGCGTCACGCGCGCCGACGCGCGAACTCGTACGGTGCTTCCAGTTGCGCTGCCGCTGCAGTTCCTTGTATGGGGCGGTTTTCAGGCTGAAAACGAAGCTATCAAGGGACATCATCATATGCGTTACTCCTGCGCGGCTCAGTCGGACAGGCGCGCGCCAATGCGAGCTTGTTTCGAGCGCTCGCGCCGATCCAGCTCGGCACGCACGGCTTGCGCGATTGCCGCCGGATCAGCGCCAGCGGCCGGGTAAATGTTGATCGTGATCCCGGCAATGCCGCCGGCAGCCGCGTTTCCGGCTGCTGGCGCGGAGGCGATGGGCGGTCGGGTGTCGATGGGTACGCTCGACCGCACGAGCGGCACGGCGGCCGTTGCTGCCGGCCCGCCAAACGCTGTCACGGCAACGGTTGCGAGGCCCACGGCGGCCTTGGCAACGCGGCCCCGCTCGCCGTCTACGCCGATTGCCGCGCCCTCACCCATGAAACCGCCCAGCTCGGCGAACACTCGGCTTGGGCTATGAATCCCGAGCTTTTCTTTGAACCAAGAAATCGCGTTCTCGCCGACATCGTGCAGGGCAGATTTGAGAGCGTTCATGCTTCCGGTGAAGCCTGCGATCAGGCCGTCGATGATCTGCCCGCCGATTGTCGTAAAGCGGCTTACCATGCCGCTCAGGAACGAGATGATGCCGTCCCAATTCCGGATGATGAGGCCCAGCAGCGTCCAGTTCATGAAGTAATCGGCGATGCCCCGCCCGGCCGAAACAGCCACGTCGGCGATCCATGTCCACGCCGCGCCCGCGGCCACCTTGATTTCGTCCCAATGGCGAACGATGACGCCGAGCAGCGTCCAGTTCATGAAGTAGTCGACGACGAGCTGCGCTGCCGACACGACCCCGGCCTTGATCAAGGCCCAGATGGCCAGGGTGATCGCTTTCAGGTCGTTCCAGTGGTCGACGATGAAGCCAACGACAGTCCAGTTCATCAGGAATTGCATGATGCCGTCTGCGGCGCTGCTGATGATCTTTTTGACGCTGTCCCACAGCCGCGCAAAGAAACCGCTGATCGGTTCCCAATACCGATAGATCAGGTAGGCGGCGGCGACGATTGCCGTGACAGCGAGGCCGATCGGGTTCATGAGCATCGCCCGCCCCGCAAACATAGCTGCACTCGAGAACATGCGCCACGCGGCCGCACCGACTCCGAGCACGCGCGACAGGATGCTGCCCTCAATGGCGAGCGTCGACATGCTGAACTTCACAATCGCGAGTGGCCCGAGCACGCCGGCGAGCGCTATCGTGAAGGTTCCCAGCACGACGAGCAGCGCAGCGAATGCGGCAAGTACCACCAGGATGATTTTCGCCGCGGTGTCGTGTTGCTGCATAAAGCCTATCAGCACGCCGAGAATCTCGCGCGTTTTGTCCAGCGCCGCGTTGTACAACGGCGTGATGCGCTCGCCGATTTCCCGCTTCAGATTGGCGGCTTTGGCGAGAGCGTCATTTTCCTTGGCTTGCGTCATTTGAGCGGCGAGTTTCGCCCCGTCGTCGATTCCGTATGCTCCTTTGTTCAACCGCTCGTTCTTATGAATCTGGACCCGCTGCATGTACATGGTCGAGAACAGGTTCGCCGCGGTCCGGTTGGTGAAGATCGTCGAAATCATGTCTTTCACCTTGTCCGGATCGGTAATGCCCTTTTTCGCCATCTGCGGAAGCAACACCTTTTCCAGCCATTCGAGCGGCGACGCCTTGAATAGATCACCGCCCATCAGCGCGCCGGGTTTGACGCGCTTGATCATCCCGATCTTGTTGTACTCGACGTTTTTCTTATCGAGCAGGCCGAGGTTCATCATTTCCTTCGCAGCACGTACAGTCGTCTTGCCCTGATAGACGTTGCTGTACGCGGACATGAGGCCCGTACCAACTGCGTGCCCGCCCATTTCCTGAATGAGCGGTTCCATCTGGTAGTAGAACGCGTCCTGGCGCATCTGCTTTGCCGCGACGCCACCAGTCTGGATGAAGTTGCGCCACTCGTCGCCGCCGACGCGGGCGCCAGTCGCCGTCAGCACCTTCTGCACCATGTTGGCTTCTTTTTTGAACGTTGCCTCGTCTTTCGTGCCGCCGCGCAGCTCGATCACCTTCAGCATGTTCATGAACTTTTCTTCGTTCGCGTGCGCGTCTTCTGCGCCGAACAGCGCATCGTTGGTGAGCTTCATCTTCGCGAGTGTCGGCATGACCATCTGCGCGTGATGCTCGTCGGCGAAGATCGACAGCGCGTCGCGCATCATCGTCATGTTGTCGGTCGTGCTGACACCCATCGTGTCCATCGCACGCACATACTTCTCGGCGTCCTTCGTTGCCTGGTCACCGAGGCCGAACGCGGTAATGCGCGAGCGCTCGCTTGTCATCTTCTTCTCTTCGTCGAGCGTGCCCCCGAGGCCGCCCAACACGTGCATTCCGGTCGAGCGCGCGGCATAGCCGCCGATCGCCATGCTGCCAGCGACGCCCTGCATTGCCTGCATCTTGCCGCGGGCCGTCGCCAGCTTCTTCTCGCGCTCCGACAGCGCATCGAGCTGGCGGGTCTGCGTCTGCATCGCCGCCGTCGCCGAAGCGATGTTCGAGCGCAGCGTGCGCTCGTGCTGCGCGAGGTTGCGCGTGTCGACGCCGGCCTGTGCCAACCGGCGACGCATTTCTTCGACCGAAGCCGATTGTTTCTTCTGCTCGGCACGGAGTTGCGACGCCGCCTGACGCGCGCGCGCCAGTTCGGCAATCATCTGCTGCGACGGCGGACCAAACGCACGCAGCGAACCGGCAAGCGCCTTCACGTTCGACTGCGCCGCGGCCAGCTTCGTCGTCGTCTCGGCGAGCCCCGTGCGCATTTCGCGGAACGACGCAACGGCCTTCTGCTGCTTGCCGAGTTCGGCAAGCTCGCTGCGCGTTTGCCTGAGCGACTGCGCGAGCCCCTTGTTGCTGTTCAGCACGTTTCTAAGCGGCTTCGTCATGTTGTCGATCATGTCGAACATGACGCGCAGTTTCAGGCTGTTGTTCATCGTCGTTCGTTTCGTTCACTCGGCGCCGGCGCGCACGCGCGCCCGCTCGCGCCAGTCCATCAGTTCGGCGAGACTGAAGGCGTCCAACGTCGTTGGCGTCCAACCGAACACCGACGCGATGTCCGCCATCGGGTCCTCTACGCGGTCTGGGAGGCCAGTTTCGATTTCACGGCCTTCGGCATCAAAAAACCCGCGAAGATACCCCCCAATTGGACGAGGTCAGCAGGATCGATGTTGGCGACGTCGGCTTCGGTCAGCATCGGCGTGCTGATGCGCGGCAACACCTTCGAGAGTGCGGCAACGTCGAGGCTGACGAGGTCGGACAGCGACACACCGCGCAGCTCGCCCGACTTCGGTTTTCGCAGCGTAATCGCGTCGATCGTCTGGTTGCCGCGCACGAGCGGCGTGTCGAGCGTCAGCGTATTCGGATCGTCGTGCGCCGGCGAGTCGGGCAGATCGGTTTCAGTCGTGGTGGTTTGCTTCGTGTTCATACGGTTCCTGTTGAATGGTGGGTGAATGACGGCCTCGCCGGGCATACCGGCCGAGGCAAAGGGTTACAGGCCGATCGCGGTGCGCAGCGCGGCGAGAAGATCGGTTCCGTTTCTCCGGTCGATCATGTTGACGAAGTCGATTTCGATGATGTCCTCGCCGTTGATCGAAAGCTTGTAGTAGCTGGCGACCGTCGTCACCTTGAACGCGGTGTCTTCCTTCGACTTGGCCGAGCCCGGATCGATTTCGCTGTGCCGGCCCTTGATCACGATCTCGACCGCGTCAACGCTCGTCGAGTCTTCGGTCTGGTAGCCGCCGGCGAAACGCAACAGCACGCCGTCGTGCTGCGTGATGCCGTACTGTTGCAGCACGCTTTTCATGAAGCCGCCAGCGGTCCATTCCATCTGAATGCCTTCGTTTCCGAAGTCGACCTTGATCGGGCCGCTCATGCCGCCGCCCTGGTAGTCCTCCATCTTGCGGGTGAGTTTCGGCAGCGTGATTTCATTGACCTGCCCGACGAAGTTCTCGCCGTTCTGAAACAGGTTGAAGCCCTTGAGTTTTCTCGGCATTCCCATGTTCGATTGCTCCTATGTGTGCTGTTTCGCCGGCGATCAGGCGTTGACCTTCGACGCGAAATCCGCGAGATAGCGGTCGGTGATGCGCTGGCGCAGCGTCAGGTTTTCCAGCGGCGGGACCGGCGTGTAGTCGTAGTCGATGTACGCCTGACCGGCCTTCAGCACATCGGTTGTGTTCGGCTCCGGGTCGAACCACGATGCCCCGCCGATCAGGTAGCCGAGCGACACCCACTGGCGAAACTTGCCGTTGATGCTTTCGATGATGTCGCGCGGCAGCGACGGATTCAGCGGGCCGTCGACGTTCACCATCTGCGCGAGCGCGATCGAGTCGCCGACCACCTGAGCGGTGCGCGTGTAGTTCTCGAACGCGAACAGCGAATCGTCCGAGCACGTGCGCGAGCCCCAGAAGCGATAGCCGCCCTGGTTGATCAGCGTCGTAACGTCCTGTTCGTTCAGGTAGCCGGCATCGGTCGCCGGGTCCTGCAGATCCCACGACACGTCCGCACTGATGCCTGTCACGCCGTTGACGGCGACGTTCGACAGCGTCTTGTGCCAGCCGATATCGTTGTCGATCTTCGCGCGCAGGCCCATCGCGTAGGCCACGGCCGGAACTTCGACGGTCGCATTCGCCGTGTCGTCCCATGCGAGAAAATTCGGCCACAGAATCATCAGCTCGCGCGCGGCGAACTGTTTGCGATAGGCGGTCGCTTCCTCTTTCGTCTTCGCACCTGCCGCGAACGCATAGGCGAATCCCTTCAACGACTGCGCCGTCGTCACGAGCGCGGCCGCGACCTGCTGCGTGTCGAGACCGGGCGCGCCGAGAATGCGCGGCTTCACGCCGAGCTTTGCCTGTGCAGTCAGCAGCGCCTTCATGCCGGTGTACTTGCCTTCCGGCGTGACGGTGCCGATAACGTTCGTCGTCGTCGCCGCGGCGTCGGCACCTTCGGCGACGCGCACGACGACGGTAATCGGCTTGGTCTGCGCGCCGATCGCCGTCAGCGCCTTGTGCAGCGTTCCCTGCTTTCCAGCCTTGCCGAGCGCGGCAATCACGTTCGTGACGAGAACGGGCGTGTCGAGCGGGAACGTTGTCGCGTCCGCATCCGGGGCCGTGCAGACGAGGCCGAGAATTGCCGTCGAAATCGAGCGGATCGGTCGCGTTCCCTGATTGATTTCGACGAGGGTAACGCCGTGGTGATAGCTGTCCTGCGCCATGTTTTTGGCTCCAATGTGATGAATAGGTTAAGTGACGATCAGGAGGCGATTGCGGTCACCAAATCCGGTGCCGCAGGCAGATCGATGTACGGCCACCCATCCGCCGCGCTGATATCGCGCAGTGCCTGACGGTATTTGATGAGCGTCGCGAACTGCGCGGCCGTCAGCGTCGTGCCACTGCCGATTAGCTTTTCGTCCTGATGGCGCGACACAAGCCAATCGGTCGACTCCATTGCCGAGTCGCGCTTGTTTCGCATCAAAGCCGCGACCTGATCTCGCGTTGGTGCGGGCGGATCGACCAGCAGCGGCTTCATGTTTCCATCCAGCGCCAGCCGCTTACCTTGCGACTGCCCGCCGATCAACGCACACCACTCGTCGTCCGATATCTCGACAACATTCACACCCATAGGTGCGGGGCTGTCGGTGGTATCGTAGAAAGCAACGATGCTGCGCTGTTTGTCGTATGCCGCGAGCTTCTGTCCCATATTCAGAATCCCCACACAAGATAGGTCACCGCCGCAGAGGCGCCCGAGTTTGTTTGGTAGCTTTGCGTGCCCACGCTCATGCCGGTTTTGCTGAAATTGGACGTCGAAACGAGCCCGGTAGTGAGCGTCGCGTTGATGGTCGCGACGGCACCTATCTGTTGATTCGGAAACGCAATCGGGAACGTCACATTCGCCGCACCGGAAGCGTTGGTTGCGACTGCCCCCCATTGCAGAATCAGGCCGCTCGGCAGCTTCTGGTAGCCGTTCGTCAAGAGCGCGCCGGCCGCTTGCCCGGAAATGACGACCCAGTTCGACCCGTCGCTCACCAATTGCGCAGACTGTGCAACCGTCATGATGTAACTAGACGACGAGTTGTTAGCCGAATAGATCGCTCCGATCGAGGTGGATAGCGTGACCGAATTACTGTTGGCGTTAAAGATCGTGAACACCAGACCCGGAGTCAAAGGAGACGGCAGCGCAATCGAATATCCAGAAGTTCCCCTCGCCTCGATAAACGAGCCCGTCTGGCTTGCGGTAAGCGTTGCCGATGCGGTAAGCGGAACAAAACCCTGAAAGTTGCCTAGCGCCTGCTGCACGAACGCTGTCGTCGCCAACTTCCCGCTATTGTCGAACTGCGCCGGCGTCGGTGCCTTCGGCGTTCCCGTGAAAATCGGCGAGTCGAGCGCAGCCTTCAGCGCGAGCGCGTTCGTCATGGTCGTCGCGAAATTCGGATCATTGCCGAGCGCTTTGGACAGCTCGCTCAGCGTATCGAGCGCGCCCGGCGCCGCATCCACGAGCGCGCTGATTGCCGCTTGCATCTGCACGATCGTCGCGTATTGCGGATACGGGTCCTGCGCGCCCGCGAGCGCGTCGTGCGCATCCTTCAGAAAGCGTGTGCGGTTCGCGAGCTGTCGCAGCGGCACGTTATCGATGCCGTCCGGCCCGCCCTCGACCGGATCGGACGTTTCGAACTGGCGGATGCCGGGCGTCCAGATCGAGCTTTCAACCAAATCGGTCATGACTTGATGCTCCCTCTGTTGTATTGGCCGTCGCGACGTGCGAAGCCGTTGTAGCGAATCGGTGCCTCTCGGTAGTCCAGCGACACCAGCATCGAGCGTTGCGGCGCGTAGCGTTCGAGAACCGTTTTCAGGTTGTCCGCTTGGTCTCGCGTGATGGGTCGCGACAGCTTGACGATGTATTCCGCCCACGCGGTTTCCCGTCCGTGCACGTAATCGCCGTTGTATGTCACCGAGCCATCGCGGCGGCGCACACGCCGACCCTCGACAATCGTCACCTCGCCGAAGCCGAGCCGGCGGATCACTTCACGCACCGCCCACGGCGTGCCGCGCTTCTGGTGAAGCTGAATCGCGCCCCGGATGAGCGCGCGACGCGCGTCGTCCGATTCGGCCAGCTCCCAGCCGTCGACCGACACTTCGGCGGCCAGATACGGCAGCAGCGCAGACGGGCATTTGTCCGGATTCCAGTAGTCACGAATCGGGATCGGCAGAGCATCGACGGCCGCGAGCGCCGCCGCGGTGCGTGTCTCGAGCATCGTCGCGTTCGGGGGCAGCAGCTTAGGCATAAATGCCCCCGTATTCGATGACCACTTCGATGCAATACGATGCCTGGGTCGGGCTGATGGCAATATCGCCGGCCGGCTCGATCAATTCGGTTTTCGACAGGCCCGCGGCCTGGCACACGCCCTTGATCGCCGACTCGGCGACGCCGATTCCGATGTGGTGCACCTTGTCCGCGTACGCTCGTGCGTTCTTCTTCGCTTGCTCGATCAGCACGTCAGCGCCGACTGCAGAACGCGTATAGCCCTTTGCACGAATCCGATATGTGACGATCTCCGCCGACGCCACAAAGACCGTGTCGTTCAGCGGCCGCTGATCTTCCGCGCTCAACGCGGCTGCGACCGCGTTGCACAGCTCCGGCGATGCCGTGCCGTCGCCTTCGCTCGAAAGCAGCGTCACGAGCACGTCGCCCGGCCGCGGCCGCGAGCTTTGCGCGTCGATGATGCGGCCGTCGACGGCGCGCGCCTTCGTGACATACGCGGCAGCCGGGCCGGCGACGCTGAAACCCTGCGGCGCGAGCTGAACGCGCTCACGCAAGCTGTCGTCGCCCTCTTCCACTTCTGCGATGTTGTTCGCCGGATCGGCCGGCGTGACAATCAACCGTTTGAGCCCGAACAGCGCCGCGCGCTGTTCGAGGTCATTCCCCATCGCGAATGCGAGCATCACGGCGCGAACCGCATCGTTGATGCGCTGACGCCACACCAGTTCACGGTAGCTGTTCTCTTGCAGCAGACGCGCGAGCGGTTCCGATTCGAGTTCGACCGTCGCGGCGATTTCCGCCTGTTCGTCGGCTGGCCAAAGCGAGATGAGCGCCGCCTTGCGCGCAGCGTAGATCGTTTCGAAGTCGAGCACTTCGAGCGCATCGGGCAGCGGCAGGCTTTCGAGGTCGATGAGTGCGGACGTGGTCATGCCGTGATCACCTCGTTCAACGGAACACGCGCGCGCACTGCCGCGCCAGACTCGGTCGTGTAGCCCTCGATATCGACGTACTGCTTTCCGGAGAACACTTCGCCGACCGTGGCATCGTCGACCGTGATCTGCACCCGCGTGAGCACCAGACGCGGCTCCCATCGCATGAGCGCCGTCGCGATCGCGGCGTAGAGGCGTGTGCGTTCGGCGCCGTTGTTCGGCGCGTCGATCTGCGAGAACAGGTCGGACCCGAACGGCCGACGCTTCACGCACGAAGCCAACGGCGTCGAAATGATCTTGCCGATCGACTGGTAGAGGTGGTCAAGATCGGCGATTGCGCGGCCGGTCGCGGCGTTCATGCCTTTCATTTCGGCGCGCTCACGTCATTGCCGTCGCCCTGTTCCCGGTGCGTGTGGTGCGGCAGGCTGATGCCCTGCGACTTCACGTCGCCGGTGAAATCGGCGGAGCCCTGAATCTGCATCGTCGAGCCGCCTGCGCCGCCTTTGCCCGTCATGCCGGACTCGAACGCGAACGGCCCCTTGACCGTCATCGCGCCGGTGCATGTCGTCTGCTGGGCGTCGAGTGTGATGGTCTCGGCCTGCACGGTTGCGGCCTTCGTCTGAACCGTGACAGAGCCCGGCGCGATGACGAGCACGGTCGCGCCGGCGGGCAGTTCAGCCGTGAGCGCATGCGCAGCGTGGTCGTATGCGACGACAGCACCATCGGGATAGATGCGCGTGTGCGTGTCGCCGCTGTTGGCCGGTGCCGGGAAGCCTTCGGAATAGAAGCCGCACAGCGCGACGCCCTGCGCCGGATCGCCCATCGGGCAAAGGAGAATGACCTGTTCGCCTTTGGTCGGCGGCCGCCAATCACGAACGCCGCCGGCGGCGACCGAAAGCCACGGTATCCAGTTCGTCGCGAGGTAGCCGGAGTCGTCGTCCGGGTCGCCGACCGACACGCGGCAGAGCGCCGCGCCGTGGTTGACGTCCAGAATCGCGCCCTTGCGCACTGCGTTGCGGGCCAGCCGTTGAATTTCGTTAGCGTCCATGCCGCCCATCATGCCGACCGCACGCGCGCGATGCGACAGCCGCCGCATGTTGGCGGGATGGGTACAAAAAACCCCCGTGAACCGGGGGTTATCGTGCGACGTGTTTCAACAGCAGGTCGAGTATCAGGTCGCAATCTTCGGGCTTCAGCCCAAGCAGTACGCGGGCCGGATACTGGTATTCGGCGCCGCCCGGCGCGACGCGCCCGCGCTCGCCGAACTGGTGGACTCGCGCGATGCCCGCGACGCGCCCATCGAAGCCGATCGCGAGGCCGTTCGCGTCCGCTTCGACCTTCAGGTATCGCGCCGTGCGCAGCTTCGCGAACATCGCAGCGCGTTTGATGCGGCCGCGCTTGTCCCGTGGCTTACCGTCTGGTTTCAGGCGCGGCTTGCGTGCGTCGTATGCGGTGCCGTCGGGGTTCTTCTGCGCCGCGATCCGCGCCTGATGGCTGCGCCGCAACGCGCGCGCGATGTCGCGCATCGCGGCGCGGCGGCCCGCCGGCTGTAGGCGGCTCAGCAATGCGGATAGTCGCGATTCGACGATGCTCAGGTCATTCATGGTTCAGCGACCCATGGCCCCGCCATGTCCTGCAACTTCGAATCGTCGACGTGCTCGACGATGCGCTTACCGTCGTCGTTGACCTTCACGACAATGCCTTCCGTAAGCTGCACCTTGATCGACACGTCGGCCGTCTTGTTGTTGAGAACGTCGATTTCGTAGGTGATCCCGCTCGCGTGCTCATCGGGGTTGAGCACGAGGTCCGGCTGATTGTGTCGGACCCAATCCAGCAGCGCGACAAACAGTGCGTCCGGATCGCCGCCGAAGTCCAGCAACAGGACGTTGCACACATACCGGTATTCGAACGACAGACTGCGCGCGCCCGTCGCCACGACCGAGCCTTGATCGATGAACACCGTGAGCTTGTCGGGATCGCCCCTGAGCGAGGGAATCGCCGCGACGATCGCAGCGCGAAGACTGGCCGGCTTAATCATGCGTCGCCCGTTCGACTTCGGCATCGATCTTCGCCTGGGCCTTTGCCTGACAGGTGACGATCATGTCAACCTTTGCCGCGCACATGCCCCACGCGCCTTTTGCGGTGTCGAGCGCTTCGTGCAGCTCGCCGTTAGTGCGCGGCGCCATCGCCGGCAGCGTGCAGCGCGTGATCGGCTGGCACTGCTGCACCGAAATCACCGGCGCCGGTGTAAGCGGGGCTTGCTGACAGGCGGGCAACGTCAGCAGGCAAAGGAGTATCGGCCCAACTGCGAACGGTCGCGTTTTCATTGATCACCTTCCTGATGTCCTGTCGGGCGGCCGCGAGCTTCGCCGCTACCTTGCCCGTTGCTGCGTCGAGCTGCTGCTGTTGCGTCGCCTTGTTGCTCGCGTCCTGCCGCAATCCATCGATCGCCGCGTCGCGCGACTCAACGGCCTGGCTGGAACACGCCAGCCGGTTTTTAGCGTCGGCCAGCTCGGCGCGCAGCGCGCGCACATAGAAGAACGCGGCGACGAGCAGCGCGAGCGCGACCGCGCCGGCGACGAGCTTCGAGGCAGCCGCGTTCATGCAGCCGCCTTGTCAGCACCGGCGTACTTGTCATACGCGCGTGCGAGCTTCACGTCGTACAGGTTGCGTGCGTAGTCGGAACCGTTGTAGCCCTTCGCGAACACGGCCCACTTGCGGCCCTTCAACGCCGCCAGCAGATTGGAATCGGCTGCCACGAAGCGCACGAACGCGTCGAGCTGATCGCCCTCGCCGTTTTCCATCCGCGCGACGAAATCGTCGATGTCCGAATAGCCGAGGCGTTCCGCGTGATAGCCCATCACCTGAAACGCGCCCCAGCTTGCCGACTCGTAAGCCGCGCCGGCGTCGATCAGCTCGGCCGTCGCGAGTCGCGTATATTCCGCGGCACCGCCTTGGTAGCCGCCGCGCGCCTGCGCGCAGATATTCGGATATTTCGCCGCGATCGGCGCCGGATCGATGCCGCGGGCTTCGAGGCGCTTCCAGAAAACGTGACGCTCGAACAGGATCTTCGGCCGCCCATCCGACAGGAAGCCCGATCCGGTCGATTCCACTTCGTTGACGGCGCGCACGCACGCGACCGGTACGCCGAGGGTGTCGGCCGCCTTCACGATGTCCGCGTCGGCGAGGTGCTTCGGATCGCGCCGGCCGGTCGCGATCGCGGCGAGCGTCTTTGGGCCGGCGATGCCGTCGACGACGAGCCCGGCTTCCGTCTGCACGGCCTTGACGGCCGATTCGGTCGCTTCATCGTAGACGTGCGTCACGTCGAGCGCGTAGCCGGCGCGGATCAGCCGGCGTTGCAGCAGGCCGACATCGTCGCCCTGGTCGCCGAGGCGATGTGTTTTCATGGTTGTTCACTCCGCAAGAGGCGCGCAACGTTGCCGCGCGACGCAAACACAAACAGCGCCAGCAAGACCGCCGTCGCCGTTTCGAAGAAGCCGACGTGCTTCGCGTGTAGTGCCAGCTCAATGGCCGACCCGCCGGAGACGGCAACGAGCGCCCAGGCGACCCACGATGCATCGTGGCGATGACGCGCGCCGTTGCGCCGATAGACGAGCACGCGTGCGAGCGCGGCGAGGTGAGCGGCCAGCGCCACCAGTGCGAAAGAGATGTGCATATCGCTCACTCCCCTTTCTTGAGGAACGCCAGCAGGTCGACCGACTTCAGGCGCTCGATGAGCTGCAGCGTGACCGTGATCACGAGCGCGGCCGCGAAGAAGCCAGCGACGCCCGTCGAGCGGATCGGCGTCGCGTTGACGATCTCCGGGGCAGCGAGATAGCCCATCACGAGGGAAATCAGCATGTACGCGACGCGCGTCAGCACGCCGATTTCTCGCGACGTGACGACAACGAGCGCCGCGCCGGTGAACGCACCGATCAGCGCGTTTCCGTCGATGCCGGGCGCGAGGCCCGCAAGACCGATCGCGGCCGACAGCGCCGCGGCGGTTGTGGTGTTCGGTTCTGCCATGTAGCCAGCTCCCGGAATCAATCAAACAGTTGCACAAGCGGCGTCGTGCTTTCGACCGTGCCGATATCGGGCAGATAGACGACGGTGCCGATCGGGATCACGACGCCGTGATCGGCGAGGCCCGCGTTCGCTTCGAGCACCGCTTCAACAGTGCCGTCCGTCCGGCCATAGTGACGCCAGCAGAGCGCGTCGACCGTATCGCCCTGCCGCGCGATGACGTTCATCGGATTGCCATCAGATCAGCTCCACCGTGCTGCGCGGAATGCCGCGCAGGTCGTTCAACGCCCAACGCGCGTTGCGGCGCGCGCTGCAAACCGTATCGTCGAGCCGCTCGGCCTCCTGCCCGCCGGATTTCGTCGTATCGAGGTCGCGATACTTCTCGGTCACGTCGGCATGCGTCAGGTTGTAGACCGCGCGGTAGTAGAGCGACACGAGTTCGCTGATGCCGCCGATTCGCTCGGCCGGTACGTCGGCAAGCGTCGCGTAACCGGCGGCCGCCTGCGCGCGCCACACCTTCAGTTCGACGTTCACGCTGCGGATTGCGTCAATCGCCGCCTCGCGCAAACGCGCGTGCGTCACGGTTCCGTCGAGCCGCGTCGCCTCGCGCAACGCCGCGATCGACACATCGGGAAAAAACCCGTTGTTTTCGATCGCGTCCAATTCGGGCGTCGGCGCAGTCGCATCGGCCGTCGCAATAAAGCTGCTCGACATAGTCGTGACTCGGAATAAGACGGCGGTGGATCGGGGTCGGGATCGCGTAGCGTCAGCCGTTGCGAACCGTCACCCGATGCCGCCGTGCCGGGGGGGCTCAGTTCGTGCAGTCGGCGCCGGCCGCCGCACTTCTCAACTCGGCTTCGAGTCGAGTGATGTCTTTTTTCACGCCGATTCGGTCGTTCAGCTCGACCGCGCGGCGCAGCATTTCGAGTGCGCCGGCCTTGTCGGATGCCTCCAACGCGTAGCCGAGCGCCTTGTGCAACTTCGCGCGAATCTGGTCGTGCATGTCGTACTTTCGCGTCCGCGCTTCGACTTCCTGCAACATCGCCGCAGGAAACGCCTCGCCGGCGGCGAACGCCCGCAAACCGGCTTCGGCGAATTCTTCAGCGACGGCGGCCGGCAACGTTCGTTCGTATTGCTCGGGCAGCGTCATGCCGAAGTGCAGCGCGTATCGAGCGATAGCGAGCGCGCTGTCGTAATCGCCCACGTCCACGCACCAAATCATGACCGTGGTAAGCACGTCGTCCTGCGCGCCCTTCCCGCCTTCCAGCACGCCAGCGATGTACGCCGCGTAATCCGGCAGCACCTCGCGCTTGACCTCGATCTTTCTCGCGACGGACTGAATTTCCTTCAGCCTGCGGCGGTCGGTCCCGAGCTTCGCGAGCATCAGGTCGTAGTGTCGGTGTCCGGCCAGCGACTGGCCGGGCGCGGCGCGCGCGGCATCTTGCGCAGCGCGGACGCGCATCTGGTGACGGCGAGCGGGGCTGGTCATGATCAGGCCGCCGGCGCGATTTCGATGTTCTCGACCACGGCCGCACAGCCGTAGTCCTCGACGACATACGCGTCGTTGCTCGACTCGTAGAACTCGACACGGTCGCGCTTCGCGTTGTCGACGATCGTGCGTCGACGCGCGCCGTTCTGGTAGTACAGCGACAGGTTGTCCAGCCGGGTGATCAGCACCGAGTTCGCCGGGAAATACGGCGCGCTGACTGCCTGCTTGCCCCCGACGCGCTTCGCACTGACGACCAGGTCGACGGCGGCCGCTTCGGTCGCGACGTTCGCGCCATTGATGAACGGGAAAAACTTGTCGTGCAGCAGGCCACTACCGAGCACGACGACGACGGACGGATCTTCGCGATACCACTCGTCGAGCAGTTCGAGCGCGTCATATACCAGCGCGTCGATGTTCTTGTAGTCGGTGCCTGCACCCGTGCCGACCTTCACCTTGCCGGACCCTGCGGCACCTTCATGCATGACGCGGTCGGGTGCGCTCGCGCGGATTTTCTGGAGCCAGCCGATGTTCACGTCCTGCAACAGCGGATGTGCGGCACGGTCCGACGTTGCAGCACGCGACGTGCCGTTGAAACCGATGCAGATCCGGTCGAGCGCCTGACGCTTCACGATCGCATCACGAATGCGCGTCTGGAAGTCCGGAAACTTCGCCCACGCGTCGAGGCGCGCGTACGGAATCGCCGTGTCGAAATTCGTCTGCGTGCACAGATACCCGTTGTTGTCGAGGTTCGTCGGGTCGACCGGCGTGCGATCCTTCGTCGTGGTGTCGGTCGTACTGGCGATCGGTTGGCCCACGCCGAGGCCGATTTTCGCGCCGGACTGCTCGTCGACGCCGATCATGTTGACGCTCTGCAGGAAAGCGCTCGACGCTTGAACCTTTTGCTCAAGCGTTTGCTGCACCGACGGATCGACGCTGAATTTCGTCGTCGCATCCTGAACGCCGTTCAGCTGCGCGATGTGCGCGGTGTACGCGTTGAACGCGACGCGGGTGTCGTTACGCATGGGTGAATCTCCGAATCATTGAATGGATGGACCGATGTCGTTTCGCGTGGCCGGGGCTGATCAGCAATCCGTCTTCGTGGCGCCGGTGCCGCCGGTCGCCAGCGGCCGCGGTGCGCCATTCGGTTGCGCCGACAGTTGCTCGGTCAGTTCCGCGAGCGCGGCCGCAGTCTTCGCATGCGCCTCCTTCTCGGACGACAGCGCGACTTTCAGCGAATCGAGGTCGCCAGTCAGCTTCGCCACGGTCGCGGCCTGCTGCTGGCCGTGCGTCGCGAGCGCTTCCACGGCCTGCGTCAGATCCATGAAGCGCTTGTCGTCGGCGTCGCCCTTGTTCTTCACGATGCCGAGCAGCTCGGCGACGCGGCTGAAGATCGACGGCGCAGGGGTCTCGAACTCGATCACGGTTTCTTCGGCGGCCGTGAACAGGTTGTCGCGGTGTTGCTTCTTGTTGGCGAACGGATTCTTGTCGCCCTGGCCTGCGGCGAACGCGAGAATTTCCGTCCCGAGGCTCGCCGGGCTGTCGGTCACAGCGAGACCGATCAGGTACGCTTGTTTCGTGTCGGAGAACGACGGCGCGACCTCGATCGACGTGTAGAGCTTCTGACCGGCCTTCGTCATGTCGATGAGCTCCTGCGTCGGCTGAATTTGCGCGTAGAGGCCCATCTTCCCCTTCAGCCCGCCGTCAGTGATCTCTTCGGACTTCAGCGCAATGACATCGCCGTATGCACCGAACGGATTCGTCGCCGACATCGGGGCGTATCCGCGAATGTGCTCACAGTTCACGCGTGCGCTATACACCGTGCGGTCATACGTGGCCGCCATCTGCGTGATCCAATCGCGTTCGATCGTGCGGCCGTCTGTCGTCGCACCTTCGACGGCGACGCGAAACCACTTCGACGTTGCAGCATGGTTGCCGGAACCCGTGGTGCTGCCGATCGCGATCGCGGCGAGGCCCGCACCTGCGACCGCCGAACCGTGCGCGCCCATCGCGCCCAGCGCGTCGGCGTGATCCAGCAGCGTGCGGCCATGCGTGACCAGTTCCGCGGCGTGTGCAGCCGCCGGCGAGAAGCAAGCGACCACGGCAGCGCCGATCGTCGCAGCGGTCGCCAACATCGAAAATCGCTTCATCGGTCGCTTCATCAAAGCCCTCTCAGGTTCCGTTCAGTGTTTTGGTTTCGTCGCCCGTCATGGCGTGCGACTGGTGTAACGGAATGTTGCCGGGTTGCGCTTCGCCGAACAACGATGCGCGTTCGTTGCTCGGCTCGGCACAAGGGCATACGCTCCGCGCGCGCGCGCGTCGCCGGTACGCTTCCGGCATGATCGAGACAGCCGAAAATCTCTCCGTTGATGACGAGCCGAGACGCGTTGCCCGCGCCTTCTATTGGAAGGGGCGCGGCATCACATGGATCGCGCAATTTCTGAACGTTCCTCGCTCCACCGTCGAATCGTGGAAGCAACGCGACCAATGGGAAAAGGCGTCGGTCGTCGATCGATGTGAGTCATCGGTCGAGGCCCGGTATATGGCTCTGGTCGAAAAGGAAGACAAGGAACCGCGCGACTTCAAGGAAATTGACCTGCTCGGCCGTGAAATCGAACGTCTGCACCGCTGCCGAAAATACGCCGAGACCGGCAAGGCGTCCGACCTCAATCCGAACATCAATGCGCGCAACGCCGGCCCGAAGAAACGCGCGCAAAAGAATCTCATCACGCCCGAGCAGGCGAAGAAGCTGCACGAGGCATTTCTGGATGGCATGTTCGGATACCAGAAGAACTGGTATCACAACGGCAACAACCGAACGCGGAACGTGCTGAAGTCACGCCAGATCGGCGCGACGTACTACTTTTCGCACGAAGCGCTCGACGACGCGTTGCAGAGCCATCGCAACCAGATTTTTCTATCCGCGAGCCGCGCGCAGGCGCACGTATTCCGCTCCTATATCTGCGACTTCGTGCGCAAGGTGATCGATGTCGAGCTGACGGGCGAAGTGATCGCGCTGCCGGGCTATGATGCCGAACTGTACTTCCTCAGTACGAACTCGAAAACGGCGCAGAGCTATCACGGGAACCTCTATTTCGACGAGTATTTTTGGGTCCATGGTTTCCGCGAGCTGAACAAGGTCGCGCAGGCGATGGCCAGCCAAAAGCAATGGCGCAAGACCTATTTCTCTACGCCGTCGAGCATCTCGCATCAAGCCTACCCGTTTTGGTCAGGTGAAGCCTACAACCGTGGGCGCGCGAAGGCGGATCACATTCACCTCGATATCTCGCATGCGGCGCTGTCCGGCGGCCGCTTATGCGAGGACCGGCAGTGGCGGCAGATCGTCACGATTGAGGACGCGGCCGCGATGGGGTGCGACCTGTTCGACCTGGACGAGCTGCGTCTCGAGAACAGCGCCGACGATTTCGCCCAGCTCTTTCTCTGCCAGTTCATCGACGACAGTGCATCGATCTTCAAATTTGCCGATATCCAGCGATGCATGATCGACTCGTGGGAGGAATGGGACGACGTTGAATTCCTGATCCAGCGACCGTTCGGCCATCGCCCTGTGTGGCTGGGATATGACCCGGCGTTGAGCGGCGATTCCGCCGGTCTCGTGATCGTGGCGCCGCCGGCTGTGCCGGGCGGCAAATTCCGCGTGCTCGAAAAGATGCAGTGGCGCGGGATGGATTTCGAGGCGCAGGCCGAGAGTATCCGACAGCTCACCGAACGCTACACCGTCACGTACATGGCGATCGACACGACAGGCATCGGCCAGGGCGTCTACCAGCTCGTGTCGAAATTCTTCCCGGCCGCCGTCCCATTGAACTACTCGCCCGAGGTGAAAGGCCGCCTCGTGCTCAAGGGGCTGTCCGTCATCGGCAATGGCCGCCTTGAATTCGATGCAGGCTGGACCGACCTCGCGCAGGCGTTCATGGCGATCCGCCGGACCATGACCGCGAGCGGCCGACAGGTGACGTATCACGCCGGCCGCAGCGAAGAAATCGGCCACGCCGACCTTGCATGGGCGTGCCTGCACGCGCTCGGCAATGAGCCGCTCGAAGGCTCGACCACCAACAACCGCAGTTTCGTGGAGATTTCCTGATGAAAAAGACCCAACGCCCGCGCGGCGCGCAGATCGCCGCCACGACGCCGGCCGCCGGCGCGGCCGCGGGCGAAGCTTTCACCTTCGGCGATCCGATGCCGGCACTGTCGCGCGCCGAAATCCTCGATTATTCGGAGGTCTGGTCGAACGGTGAATGGTTCGAGCCGCCGGTGAGCTTCGCCGGCCTGGCGAAGTCGTTCCGCGCCGGTACGCACCACGCGTCGGCGATCTACTTCAAACGCAACGTGCTCGCGTCGACGTTCATCCCACACCGCCTGTTCTCGCGCGAAGCGTTTCGGCGCTGGACGCTGGACTTCATGACCTTCGGCAACGGCATCGTTGAACGCAAGCCGAACCGGCTCGGCCAAACGCTCCGATTCGAACCGGCGCCCGCGAAGTATGTGCGCCGCCGAACGGACATGATCAACTACGTGCAGACCAACGGATTTCAGACGAAGTACGAATTCCCGGAAGGCTCAGTGTTTCATCTGATGGAGGCCGATATCAATCAGGAGGTCTACGGCCTGCCCGAATATCTCGGCGCGCTTCACGCGGCATGGTTGAATGAGTCGTCGACGCTGTTCCGGCGGCGCTACTACGAAAACGGCAGTCACGCCGGCTTCATCCTGTACATGACCGACGCGGCGCAGAATCAGGCCGACGTCGATACGATCCGCGAGGCGCTGAAAAACTCGAAGGGGCCGGGCAACTTCCGAAATCTGTTCGTCTACTCGCCGAGCGGCAAGAAGGACGGCATCCAACTGATCCCGGTTTCCGAGGTCGCGGCGAAAGACGAGTTCTTCAACATCAAGAACGTGACGCGCGACGACCTGCTCGCCGCGCACCGCGTGCCGCCGCAGTTGCTCGGCATCGTCCCAAGCAACACCGGGGGTTTCGGCGCGGCCGACACTGCCGCGCGCGTCTTCGCGCGCAACGAAATCGAGCCGCTTCAGGCCCAGTTCCTCGCCTTCAACGAGTGGGCGGGCGACGAGATTATCCGGTTCGATCCATATGTGTTGCCAGCGGCGGAAACGGCGTCGAAAGCGGCCTAATTTCGATCCTTCGTGGAATACCGTGGATGTCGCTGTCCGGCTCGTTGCAGCGTCCCACTCCCGCGCACTGATTGGTGCATTTCGAATGCAGGCCGGTCATCTCGTTAGCGCGCCCCTTTCGGTCGCCTACTTCCCTCGGGCAACAGTCTGGCTCGCGGTAACGCCGGTTGCGGGTGCAGCTTGTAACAGGCCGTTTGGTATGGAACTACCATTTCAGCTACCCGCCAGTTGCTACAACTGCTATCGCTTTTTCGGCAGATTGTCACATGCTCTCAGCAGCATTTCGGCATATGCAAATGCGACTCGCCGGACAGACCCGCGGGTTATGAGAAAGGTCCAAATCAACACCATACTAAGATCCACAACGAGTGCGATCTTGGTGCCGATGTTTGCTTCGGCGATCTTTTCGGCCGTTATTCCCGTCGTGGACAGCGCACCTGATGCAGCGAGTGTCCACGCCATCGCCAGCACGGCAATCAGGATTCCGATGGGCTTTAGACCAAGGCAGTTGCGGCGAAACCCGTAATTTACGTTTTCCTTGAACACAAACGGGAACTTTGTCCGATCTCGCGTCTTACCAAGCAGCCATTGGGTTCCGCTCTGATATACACCATCGGCAGCAAGAGGGTCGGCTGCTTCAGCATCGGCTGTCGGAAACGCGATCTCAAGATGCCCCTCCAGAAAACTGTGGAAGCGCCTCTTTGTCACCGGGTCGAGCGTTGTGTCTCGATGCCGGAGAACTTGCGTCGTCGGCTTTCCTCCCCACGAAGTGAAGAGCGCCGGTTCAAGTCGCTTGCCAAGGTCGCGGGACAGCGACATCAGTAGGAATAGGCCGCCGAACGCTGTAACCAGCGTTACCAGCGCCGAGTTAAGACTCAGCGCAGTTCCGTACACGCCAGCAGCAACCGCAGCAACGGGCAGCAGGCAGATCAGCGCAGGATAGAGCCGTGCAGCGCGATCGTACGCGTCTATGAAGTTGTCGTACAGATTTACTCCCACGCTTCAACCTTTGCGGAAAACACCAGGTAGTCAGTGCAGTTTGACCAGCCATCGCGGTCGGGAGCGTTGACACGATGCCATTTTCCTGAACCCTTTGTTTTCAGAACCTTGAACCCACGCCGAAGAAAAGCATTCACAACCACTTGGCGCGGATGTGTCTCGCATTTCTTCCCTACAGAGGCGATGGCCGTGCCTCGGCTGCCATCAGTCTGATTACGGCGTTTGCCAAATAGGCGATCGAGCACGGTCGTCGACACGTTGTTACGGCTCCCATGATGAGGTATCTGAGCAAACCTTACTTGCGTCGGCATGTCGATCCCTTGGGATTCGGCATAAGTTGCTGCTGCGTTGAGTGCGCGCACACCTCCGTCGCCGGTCAAGAGTATTCCGCTGCCTGCAATCGAGGCAAAGAGGATGACGCTGCTTTCATTTTCCGCGCTAGTCGATACATCCTCCCGGAGCGTTTCTACATCCCATTTCTCGTCAATCCAGTCGAGTGCCTTGGCGGCCAGTCCCTTGAGCATAGCGCTCAGCCCATCCATCGCTTCCGAAGCGGGGGACTTCTTCAATTCGGGCGATTTCTCAAATTCAGGAATCAGCGAATGCACATACCAATCGCGCTCTGGTGATAACACCCGAAAATAGCCGCCGATTATCGCGCCAGCGAATGGCTCGCAAACCTTGACGCCTTTTTTCTCAGCCAACTGTTCGAGGTCGTACGCAGCAGCCATCTTTTCCTGTAGGCGTGCGGCAAGGCTATTGTTGGTGATACGGCCATCGTGAAAGTACTCAAGAATCTCTCTCGAATAATTCCACGGCTGGTGCATCCACAGCTCCTTAACCTCCAACTCTTCGACCACAACTGAAAGACCTGACGCGTGGTCTTGGTCCGGATGTGAATTGACGACGTAATCAACGCACTCTGTTTGGTAGTGCGTGCGAATGTGGTCCACGAGCGCCTTGCCTGAGTCCTTTGTTCCGCCGTCGTAAACCATTACCTTGTAATTGCCCGGCGTCCCGAAGCGAAGTGCAATAGCATCTCCATTTTTCTCGCCTTCACCAACTGCCAGAACATCAATTTCAAATTGTTCTTCTGCCATGGTCTGTCCCCTGTGGTTTGGCCATTTCTTATACCGAGGAACCCCGGCATTTCCAGTCAGCCAATCTCATTAATTCATCTTATTAATGCATGCACACGACTTATCGACTGCCGCCCATGATGGTTCACTATTTGACACTATTGCGAATTGATTCTTAATACCCCGCAGGTCTCACTGAATACGCATTTTTCCAGACTATATAACAAATATTTTCCAACGGCCGACTGAAGTTGGATAGGGAATTCCACATTATCGATAACCCTGTTTTGCCCCCTGTTCGATTGCGAATTACGGACGCGTTTCAACCCGCACGCAGCCGCTGGACGACCGCATGGCGGCCGGACAGCAAACATTGTTGTCAAGGGTGCATCAATACCCTGTTTTAGCGCATCAAATCGCGTCATTTTTGCAACAGCCGACTCCGGCCAAGCCCGCCAGTCGGCGGGCCTGACAGACAGATTCGCCTGTGCATCAAATGTAGGGGGACAAGAATCGGGCAGGCGGGGAGGGGGACCGCGTTTCAGGGGCGCGGCTGGCCGTGTTCGGACCACCATCCGACCCCGTCTGCACCCCTTCCCGCCCGCCTGCCAGCCCCGCCACGGGCCTGCCGCCGCCCCGCTGATGCCTGGAGCACCCCGCAACGGGCGGCCGCTCCTAGCGGCTCCTGTCGCGTCACACCGCGAGGCCCCGCCCTCGCCCGCTTTTGATATCACTTTCTGATTGCACTTTGCTTGCACTTTCTGATATCATGTCATCATGAAAACGAAACACGCCCGCACCCTCGCCGCGATCTACACGAAACCGACCTTGGGCGGGATCGTGTTCTCGGAAATCGAATCGCTCGTCGTCGCCTTGGGCGGCGCAATCCACGAAGGCGCCGGGTCGCGCATCGCCTTCGAACTGAATGGCAAGCGCCGCTACCATCACCGCCCGCATCCGGGCAAAGAGGCGAAGCGGTATCAGGTGGAAGACCTGCGCGACTGGTTTATCGAAATGGGGATCAAGCCATGACCAACGCAATGACCTACAAGGGATACTTCGCCCGTGTCGACTTCGACGGGCGCGACAACATTTTCGTCGGGCATGTGCTCGGCGTTGACGACAAGATCAGCTTCCACGGCTCGACCGTCGACGAGCTGATTGCCGATTTTCACGCGGCCGTCGACCACTACCTGACCGACTGCGAGCAGGCCGGCCGCAAGCCGCAGAAGCCGGCGTCGGGGAAACTCATGCTCCGCATCGATCCGGACGTGCACGCGCGCGTCGGCATCGCGGCGGCCGTGTCCGGCGAAAGCGTGAACCAGTGGTCGGAAGAAGTGCTCGGCCGCGCCGCGCGCGAAGTGTTGGAGCGTGCCGCGCACGCGTGATATCGGATCTGCACAAACGACAAGGCCGCCGCGTGTTACCACGTCGGCGGCCTTTTCCATTCTCAGCCGTCTGCGGCGTCCACCGCCGGCCGGCGCCGTCACCTGAAGGCATGCCGGCGGTACGCATCCCGAATTGCCTCACCGTACTCGGCCAGCGAGTAACCCATGCGCGCCGCACGATGCCACAGTTCTTCGCGCAGCGTGCTCGCGTAGCGATTGATGATCATCCGCTCTCGGTCCGTCGCCGGCATGATCTCCCCACCTCGAATCGGGCCGGTACACACGGTTCGGTCGAACTCCTCGCAGCGCCGGTGATACTCGTCGGCCAGCTCGCCGAGCGGCAATGGCCGCCGCTCGGGTTCGACGTGGTAGATCCGTTCGAAGTCGCGCCGACGCGCAGTTTCGTCCAGGTAGGCCCACTCAAAGGCGCGCCGCATCGTCATGCGCCCTCTGCGTCCACGAATCGCGAAGCGGCCATCGCGATAGCCGCTGCGCGGCTGACCCCGAGACGGTCGGCGGCCGCGTCGACGCGCGCGAGCAGCGCGGGATCGATGCCGAGGCTGATCGTCTCTTTCTTCCGCCGGCCGGCCGCGCGCGCCGGCCCGACGTGGCTCGATGATTCCGGTGCGGCGGCGTCAGGTGCGCCGCCGATGAACTGATCGATCGCGGCCGCTTTGCGCGCGTCCGGTCGTTTCGTGATTGCCATGCTTATCCCCTTTCGATATTGAACCGATATCGCTTTGATATCGGTTCGCCATTTCTTCGATAGCGTTACGCCGCCAAGACAGCATCGAGCAGGCGCTCGGCTTCGGCGCATGCGATCGTGTCACGGCGCGGCATCTCGTCGACATGCAAACCGGCGGCCGCCGCGTTCGCGAATGCCTTGCGGCGCGTCAGCCGGCAATCGAGCAGATCGAACGTGGAGAACTCGCGCAGCGCCGCGGCGGCGTCCCGGTTGTCCGGGCCGCTCACGTCGGCGAGGTTCATGAAGGCGAGCGCCTTCAGGTCGTGCACGGCGCGCGCTTCGTCGATCAGCTCTGCAATATCTTTCACCGCCCATACTTCGAACGAGCGCGGCACGAACGGGATCAAGGCAACGTCGGCGACAGTCAGCGCGGCACGCAGCGCGCTCGAATCGCGGCCGCCGGCATCGATGATGACATGATCGAACCCGCCAGCCTGGGCGCTCACCTGCGCACGCAGCGTCGCGCCGTTCGCGTATGCGGAGGCCGCCAGCGGCGGCCGGCCGCTTTCCGCGCGCAACGTGATCGCGCTGATGCTGGATTCCTGCCGATCGCCGTCGACGAGCCACGGGCGGAAGCCAGCGAGCGACAGGCCGATAGAGAGCTGCAAAGCGATCGTCGACTTGCCGACGCCGCCCTTGGTGTTCACGACTGCGATAATCATATTTCTCCCCCGAGCATTGAACTACATTGAAACCCGATCGATTCGATATCGTTTCGATACCGAATCGCCATCGTTTTGATACCTGTTCAGAATTGATCGGTTGCCAGCCGTTCTCGCCGCTGATGCTCGCGTTCGTTCGCGCGTTCGGCCGCGATCACGAGCGCCGCGAGGACTGGCACGGCAAGCGGATAGAGCGCGAGCGCGCCGAGCCGGCCGACAAGTGCAACGAAGTCGACGAGCAGCTCGCCGGCGTGATCGCCGATCGAGCGCCATAGGCCGCGGTCGAACGGAGCAACGATCACGAACCATGCCGTTTTCTTCAACGCCTCGTGGTACATCATGCGGCGCCCTCGCCTCGCTTCTCGGTCTGGTTCGGCAAAACGTAACGCTCCAACAGCACCGCACCGCCATCGCGCGGGCGCAAAGCCCATACGGAAACGCGCGTGCCTGGGTGTGTGACTTCCCACATTGCGGCGCCCGGCCCGGCGATCCAGCGCGCTCGTGGTTTCGTGGTCTGCATCACTTCTCCTGTCTGTCATACGTTGAATTCGAATTCCTGCGTCTCGCGCCGCGGCCGCTTCGGTATTGGCAGCTCCGGCGGCTCCATTTCGAGGCGCGTCCGGTAGGTGTGGCCGCACGTCACGTCGTCGCACTGATAGTCGATCAGCCACACCGTGTCCGACAGCTTTTCCATCGAACGCGCGATGCCGCGCGCGCCGCAGTGCGGACAGGCAATCGTGAATCTCATGCCCAGGCCCCCGGTCGCATCGTCGTGCGCGCGTTGACCGCCCCGCGAAGCGGCGGCGAAGGCATCACCTCAAGCTGTACGCCGTCGCGCGGCCGCGCCGACGCCGACAGCGAATGCATAATCTCGAGCCCGGCCGGCGTCCTGTAATCGCACGCGTCGCAGACGAAATACAGGCGGCGCATCGTCGCCGACATGCCTTCCGTATGGCGCGCCTCGATCTCGGCGCCGCAGCACGGACACTCGATCGTCATTTGTGACATGGGATTTCCTCGCTCTACAGGTTCCGTTGGCCCCGTTTCGCGCCGCTCACTTCCCCGCTGACGCTGTTTCCGCTTCCGCGCGCTGCGCGGTCGGTCGGCTCGGCCACCCCTGACCGATCCGACCGCGTACAGTTATTGACACCAGTCCAAGGGCGGGCGGCTTCGCCGCCACGCCGAACCACCCGCCATTCGTGCCGCGTCGACGGCACGAAAATCTTCGTCTCGCGCGAATACGCGCAGAGGCCGTCGACGATGTGCGCAATTCCGATCGCCTCGACGCCGTGCGGCACACGCACCGGCGCGATGCCGTAGCGGCCTTCGCGATGCTCGACGGTGTGGCGTACGTACACCATGCGCGCTTCGCCGGCGATGCCGCCCATCGCGCGCGAGTATTCAGCCCAATCGGCCTGGTGCTCGTCGGTTTTCTGCGCGGCAATCCATGCAGCGCGGATGCATGGCGCTTCGTCCTCGCTCGGCAAATCCTCTTCTTTGACGCGACGCAACTCGCGCCACACGCCGACCGGCGCACCGCCGAACTGCTGGAACTGCCGGATGCCCCACAAGGCCGCCCACGCCTCGACGCGCTGCGACGGCGTGATTTCGTCGCCGTCCCACAGATCCGCCTGGATCACATAGCCGTCTTGCGTCTTGTGCTCGCCGACCGCATGGCCGTCGATGTTCTTGCTGATGTACTTCGCGACGTAGCCGACCGCCGAGCCTTTCGCGCGGTCGATCATCTCGAAGCGCACGCGATGAAGCTGCGCGCCCGGTTCATCGCCGGAATCGCGCAGGCCGTGCTTGCGCATGACCGCACAGAAGCGCTCGACCTTGTCGGCAAACACAAGGCCGTGCCAGTGCGGGCAGCCGTCGTGATGCGGCTCGGCAACGCGCATGCCGAAGTACACGATGCCTTCTCGCTTGAGTTCGGCGCGAATGCGCTGCCACACCTTCCGGAGATATGCTTGTGCGTCGCGCGGCGACAGCTCGGCATAGACCGGGTTCGGTTCAACAACGCCGCCGGTCGTTCGGACAGCATGAAAGCGGCTCGGACAGGTCAGCGTGAACATGACGCCGCGCAACTTCGCATCGTCGGCCAGCTCCTCAAGCCCGCGGAGCCGCGTGAACAGCTCGCCGCGCTTGAGCGCCTTGTTCGACATGCCCTTCGCGGCCAGCTCGGCGAGCGTGAACTGTTGGCCGTTCTCGTTCTCGACCGTGACCGATTCGAGCGTGCGCGTGTTGCGGCGGTTCTGCGCGATGCGTCGGCGCACCGCTTCATCGCTTGCGTATGGCTCGGCGCGGCGATGGACGTAATGCAGGCGGATGTTGCTATGTTCGAGCGCGCGAATGTGCATCTTCCGCAATTGGCGGCGCCACCAGAGTTCGCAGCGCACGCGCGCGACTTGGTCCGCCGGGTGCTCGAAGTCAGGCAGATCGACGCCGTAGATGTTGCACGCGTTTCGTGCCACGACGAGCGCATCGGCCACGCCCACGCCGTGCACGCGCAGCGAAACGTCGTTGGCGATGCGCCGCGCCTTCATACAGATTTCGTGGTCGTTGGCATCGGGCCGCACCGGCAGGTATTCCGGCGCATGCTCGTCGAGAAATTCGCGTATCGTGCGCGCCGCTTCGCCCATATCGAACAGGCGATCAGCCACACGTTGGCCCGACAATTGGACTTTCGCCGCGCTTGCGTGGCCGGCTTGTTCTGCTTGACGCAGCGCACGGCGCATCCACTTCGCCGGCAAGCGCTTAAGCGCCACCTTGGCTTCCGGAAGCTCGGTCAGGACGCTCGAAACGTCGCGTGCGTAGACCCACATCAGACGGCTCCCCTAAATCTCACGCGCGGTCTTTCGCCGTAGAGACCGGCCACGACGGTTCCGCATCGTCGGCCGGATGCACGCCGCACCACGCCATCACTGCGACGATCGTGATCAGCCAGATCGCCCACAGCGGCCACGGCTTTTGGTTCTTCGGTTGCTTCATCAATCCCCCTATCGGTTCACCCATCGACGCCGCGCCATCTTCGTCAGCAGCGGCCGCAGCTCGCGCATCGCGGCGGCGGCGGCCTGATCGGTGCGCGCGGTGCGCGGCGGGTTGTAAACGACGAACGGGGGCACCAACACCCCCGCTCCGATGCCAAACTCGGCAAGGTCAGCGGCCAGAAAATCGCGCGAGCCCTCGCCTGCACGTTCCTCGCTCGCCGCGTGCATCATGCGGCGCGACGCTCGTCGGCAGCCTGCGTTGTGTCGACTGCGTCGAGCGCCTTGTCGAATGCCTCATCGCGTGTCATCGGATGCGACACGCCCGTGTTCTCCGTGTACCAGTGGAATTCGCGACGCCCTTCCATGCCCTTGGCGACGAAGTAGCCGCCACTCCCCAACCGATCGAAGAACGGGCCAACCTCGATCACGCCAGCCGCCACGACGCGCGGCATCGCCATTTCGATATCTGCGTCGGTCATGCGTCCGCCCAGTCGTGCAAAGCGATCAGGGCGTCCAGCGCCAGGTCTCCGGTCGCCGGCTCGACCTCACGGCGCGCCAAGTCGATCGCGATCCATGCCTTAACGGTCGCGCGACGCCAGTACCGATACAGCCATTTTTGGCGGGCTGTCATGCGGCCCTCGCGATGGACAAGTACGGGCAGCCTTGCTCGCGAGCGCGGCGCGCGCGCTCCGCGATAGCGCGGCGGCGATACTGCGCGCGCTGCGCTTCGTTGTGTGCATGTAGCTCGCGGCGAATCGCCTCAGATTCGTCGCTCGAAATGTTAGTACTACGATTCATATTCGCCATAGATTCTCCGCGTATAACGTCGCTGATCGAATTAGCCGCGCACGGACTTTTGGGGCTGCGGGATGAACGGACGCGCATCTGCGCCGAACAGATTGACGAGCGCGGTCGTAGCGTCAAGAGCTTCGACCGGCAGCGCAATCCCATGCGCCTCGCAGGCGCTGATGACTTCGTCGTCCGTCACCGCAGCTCGCGGCTCCGGCTGGCCCGATTGAAGTGCATGAGCGATATGGCGCGCATACGTGGCGACCGCACGCCAATACGCAGCCATCGGCCCCTTACGCCGCGCCCAAGCAATCTCAGCTTCGGCATTGGCCCGCGCTCGCAACGCTCGAAGTACGGCCACGAGTGCACGCCGCGAATCGACTGGCAAGTTGACCAGGTCGCGCCCCTCAGGCAAACGCAATAGAGGATTGATATAGCCCATCATGCCCCCTGCGTAGGCTGGCCCGGATGGGCGGCTAGAAGGGCCCCCATCGCCGCGCGCCATCCTGCAAGCACGTATTCCAGCGGCGCATCACCATGGTTCGTGCCGAAGTTCGGGACGCTTTTGATAGCAGCACGAACCTCGTCGCCAGTCGGTTCACGCAGTGCTGCCCGAGCGGCTATATGCGCGGACGGCTTCGGGGCGGCCGCAAGAGCGCCTTTCCAGAACCGCCGCATCGCGTCGACGCCGGTCCAGTCGGTATCGTTGACGGTCATCACGATTCCACCTGCGCCGCCGTTCTGCCGCGCGCGCCGCTTGCCGTAGTGGCATTCCATTGCCGACTCGATCATCGCGCGCGTGATCTTCTCCGGCACGACCCGCCATCCGGCCGGGATCGCCAGCGGTTCCGCAGCCTGCGCAATTGCCGGCTGCGCGTCCGGCGCCACGTCGCCGAGGCACTTCACATATCCGACAATCGCATCTGCGGTCGATCCGCTCGCGTCGCCGGCGAGTTCGTGCGCTGCCTCGACCGCGGCCGCCAGCGCGATAGCGCGCGAGTCAGCGCGCGTCGGATGGTTTGCAGCGACGCCATCTTGCAGGTTGGAGGTTGTCCAAAGCGCGTGCTGGTGAAACGACTGGATTTCCCAAGCATTGGCGATGATCAGATCCGCACGGCGCAGTTCGACGAACAGCGCGCGCGGCGAGCCGTCGTCAATCACGGCCTGCCGTTCGTTGGCGCGTGTGACGCCCTCGCCGATAGCGTCGTTGCGCTCATTCGCGTTCGCCCACTGCAATTTCTGGTCGAACGTCATGACGCCAAGCGCGTTTCGAATGATCGTGTGCGCCGCGCGCAGCTCGTCGCGAAGTTGTTGAATGACCATGGTTACTCGCTCCGAGCTTTCGTCTGCGCGAGCAATTTCGCGCGATCGGACATGGCCTTTTGCAGCGAGCGCGCCAACGTGCCTCGTGCCTGCGCACTGCCGATCTTTTCGAGCGCATCGTCGATCGCCGTGGACCGCATCGAACCGCTTCCAACGCTCAGGCCGGATTCGACGTGCGTAACAACGTAGCGCTTCGGGCTGTCGAAGCCCTCATAGACGTTGCAGTGCACGCCGAACGTCATCTGCAGATCGTTCTTGATCGTTAGCGGCTCGCCTGCAACGCTACGCAGGCCGGTCTCGAGAAGAATGTCGTAGCGGATGGTTCTCATGCCGGCACCCCCAAACGAGCCACGCCGACCTGAGTCCAGATTCGGACGATGCACTGCATCGAGTCCATCAGCGCACGCCATGCGGCGTCAGCGGTTTGGCGGGCCAGCGCGAGCGCGCTGTAACGTGACCGTGAAAATTGCAACGAAATGTGCTGCATTTGACTTCCCCTTGTTCAACCCCTGAACGGTGTACTGCATGAAAGTCGCCCGGCGGCTGGGTAGCTATTCCAGCACCGGCGGGGTTGTGAACCGGCTGCCGGGGCGACAGGCGGAGAATAGTTCAATCAACTCGTACTAGTCAACACATCTCGTACGTACGAGTTTCACGAACGTTGCGGAAGGTCGAGCGTTCAACTAACCTTGACACCGGGTTGAATTGATTTCAAAGGGGTTTTTCTATGAAAACGACTGTCGAATGGCTCGACGCCGTGAAGGCGCGGCTTGACCTTCCGTCCGACTATGCGGCCGCCAAGGCGCTTGGTGTCACCCGCTCTACCATCAGCGGCTACCGCACCGGCCGTTCCGTTTTCGATGAGAAGACGGCGATCCGCGTTGCCGAAATCCTGGGTGTCGATGCGTTCGAGGTGATCGCCGCCGCACACGCCGAAAGCTCGCGCGACGAACGCACGAAGGCAATCTGGGTGCATGCCTTGGAAGTTTTTTCCAAGGGTCTTCAGGGTTTTCGGTGGCTGGCGCTACCCGCTAACGCTTGTGGGGCTTTGGTCCCGCAGGTGTAA